TTACCTAAATAACCACCAAGAGGACGTGGTGCCATGCCTTTATCTTCTAATCAAGCGCTTGTTTAAATTATAAGTTACTTAGCTAAAAGTAACTGTTTCACTGGTTGTTGATGTAGCTGTAATCGTATAAATGTTATAACCAGCAACAGCAGTAGATAGCGAACTGGTTACACCAACGGAGAATGTGGCTGTAACAGTATCAAGAACCTTGAGAATTACAACGCCAGAACCTCCAGATCCTCCGTTATATGGCGCAGGACTATTGCGTTCTGAACCGCCGCCGCCACCGCCAGTATTGACTGTGCCCGGTGTTCCACTTCCATCGCTACCTGCACCGCCACCGCCTGAACCACCTGCACCTGCTGGATAACTAGTTGTATAAACAGAGCCACCACCACCGCCTGCGCGAGTTACAGATGAACCAGTAATAGAGGAAGCTACGCCAGGCCCACCGGGTCCACCAGCCGCTGTTGTACCACTAACACCAGCACCACCTGCGCCACCGCCACCACCTGCGCCATAAGCAGGCGCACTAGCAGCGTTACCACCTGTATAACCCTGGTTTGGTGTGCCGGCAGCACCTGCACCATTTCCAGGAACTGTACCTGCTCCAGCTCCACCACCACCTGAACCACCACTTACGGCGTTACTAGTTGGGTAACTAGCACCCCCGCCGCCACCTGCAGATGTTATAGACGAAAAAACAGAATTGGATCCACTGGAGCCTGCGGCACCAGTAGTTGCACCACCTGCGCCGCCGCCACCAACAGTAATGGTATAAGCAATTCCCCTGGCTAGCGTCAACGTTGTTTCTGCACTGGCACCCCCGCCAGAAGGGCCGGCCGATGTTCTATATCCACCTGCACCGCCGCCTCCTCCAAGATATGCCCCATTTCCACCGCCACCGCCGCCTGCAATGACTAGATAATCAACTGAAACAGTACGAACAAAGGATACCGTCTCACTCGTGGTTGAAGTAGCGGTAACTGTATAAATGTTATAACCAGCAACAGCAGTAGATAGAGAACTGGTTACACCAGCAGAGAATGTGGCTGTATAAATATCAGGAACTTTTAAAATAACAACGCCAGAACCACCTGAGGCGCCAGCAAGACCGCCACCGTTATATCCACCGCCAGCACCGCCGCCGCCAGTATTGACTGTTCCTGCAGTAGCCGCTCCAGCGCTAGCGCCGCCACTAGCAGGTCCACCGCCACCGGATCCTCCGGCGCCACCCGATCCGTTATAGCTACTTCCACCGCCGCCACCTGCACGTGTAACGGATGATCCTGTAATAGAAGAAGCTACACCCGTACCACCGGCGCCACCATTACTTACACCTACAGCACCTACAGCACCTGCGCCGCCGCCTCCCCCTGCTCCATTATTTGAAGTTGGTTCACCTACGCCACCTGCGTAACCTTGGCTTGTTGTGCCAGGTCCACTAGCACCTGCGCCGCTACCTCCCCCACCGCCGGAGCCACCCGCCCTACCTGTTCCTCCATATCCATTGCCACCTCCTCCGCCACCATTTGAGGTAATCGTTGAAAATACGCTGTTAGAGCCATCGGTTCCTTTAGATCCTGGTCCTGGAGAGCCGCCTGATCCTGCCCCGCCTGCGCCACCTGCGCCAACAGTAATTGTGTAATTAGTTCCTGAAGTTAATGTAAGTGTCGATTCTGCACTGGCACCACCACCGGAAGGACCGGCAGAAGTTCTATATCCACCTGCACCGCCGCCAGCAGCAATCCATCCGCCACCGCCACCGCCTCCAGCAATAACTAAATAATCGACAGTTAAAGGAACAACAGGAGCTGCCGGAGATGGCCAAAGCCCTTGACGTTGATACGTCATGGCATCACGCAAACTCCATACCCCTGGACGCCTGCTAGATGACCAGGTACTGGGAGTCAACCCTAAATATCCGCCTTCCCTCTTCTTACCCATTGGGATTTATTCAAGCGTATTTCTATAATAACAATTAAGGCTGAATATCGACAGCAGAGACAGTAAATACAACACCAGATGCAGCACCTGCTAATGCACGCAGTTTGCTACCAAAGGGAACATTGGCTTTGTTCACAATCAGTTCTAACGATGCGCCAGAGGGAACTGTAATGCCACGGGCCATATAGAAGCTAGACGCTTCTCCACTGACAGTCGCAACATCAGTGCTGGTAGAACCAGTTGCTGTCGTGAATAACGTCACGGCAACATCTCCAGAAGATTGGATGTTAGATGCCAGGACGGACAAGATGACCGACGTACCACTGGCATTGGTAAGGTTACCGTCTTGACCAGAGGTTGGGTTATAGATATCAGTAACACCAGTCGTTGTGAGCTTGGTGCCCTTAAATTCAAAATACTCGGCCATTTTTAAACTCTTTTTTACTGATTATAAGATCAAGTAATTAACCGCCAAGGGCAATTACAAGGCCCAAGCTGACGCCTGCCGTTGCGGCAGTTGTTTGGGTGGTCCCATCAGGGAACCTAAAGCCACCAGTGGTGGATTGAATAATTCCTGAGGTCAGCAATCCGGAAGCAAAATTACCACTGGAGAACACACCAGTCGTTGCTTGAACAGTTACACCGGAGACGGTGCCAGTTACAGAAATACCAGATCCAAAGAAACCACTACCTGTTACAGAAACACCGGATCCAAAAGAGCCGCTGCCTGCAACGGTAAGATTACCGCTGGCATTTACGTTACCGGTAACCGTGAGATTGGTTTTGGTAATTCCAGTCTCAACAATCGCTGTAATGGCGTTAATAGTTGTGAAATTACCCGTGGCTCCGGTAATTGTGGTTCCGCTTAACTGATTCGTGAAAACACCACTGACGCCAGTAATGTTTGCACCCTGGATGGTGTTACCAGTAATTGTTGCACCGCTGAGTTGAGTTGTAAAAATACCCGTAACACCGGTATAGGTTGTACCAAGGACAACATCACCAGTGATAGTGGCACCGCTCAGGCGGGTTGTAAAGATACCACTGATACCACTGATTGTGCTGCCAAGGACAACGTTACCTGTTACGGTTGCTCCTGAAACGCTGGTGGTAAAAATCCCTGAAACACCTGAAATAATAGGTGATCCCTGGTAGGCAATACCGCTTACCGGCAGGCTGACATCTCCAGTTACTGTTGAGTAAGTGATCGTATCGACCTTTACTGATCCGTATGCCATTGTTTACAACACCTTATTCATCTAGTTTAAGACAGATACGTTCAACTGTTAAAGTATTGTCCAGTTTGAACCAGAAGGAACGGTAACGATAATTCCAGATGCAATTTCTACTGGAGATATCGAAGCTCCATTGTAACCAACGCTGATTGCATAGTTTGTATCAATAACAATCTTAGTTTCTGCGATAACATTTGTCGTTAAGACTCCTGTCGCCGTGGCAACGGCCCAGGCTGTGGTGCCATCACCAAGAGTCGTCAGGACGTAACCGGACGTACCTGGGCTTGGTGGGAAGGAGAACTGGTTAAACGGACGAACATCACCGGCACCAGATGCGAAGATGACGCCGCCAGCGACAAAAACGCTACCCGTGATCCGGTTGAATAAACCAGTTGCAACACGAAGGCTATTGCCTGTGATTGTATCGCCAGATAAAGAGGTGAACTGTCCGCTAACCGTTGTTAAATTCGCGAACTGACCGGTGATTCCGGTAATCGTCGCACCTGAAACACGTGTGAAATTACCGGTGCCAACCGTCAGAAGTGGGAATAAACCCGTCGCTCCTGTGACAGTTGCGCCAGAAACAAAGTTAAAGATACCTGTTGCAAAAGTTCCAACCGTACCGCTGATGTTATTGCCGGTGATTGTGGCACCACTTAGTACGGAAGTAAAAACACCCGTAACACCGGTAATGTTTGCTCCAAGAACGGAATTACCTGTGATGGTGGGAGCCGAGATGATCGTGCCGCCAACAATGCCATTACCGCTAACAGTATCAAAAGCGCCAACATCACCAGTAACAGTGATGCCAGAGATAGTTCCACTGACTGTCAGGCCACTTGCGATGGTGCCGCTACCACCAATCGTCAAATCACCACTGGCCGAAATGTTGCCAGTCGTCGAGATTGTGGTGACGTTGATTTGATCGGTAAACGTACCGGTGGCAGCTGTCAGCGTGGTAAATAAACCAGTGACGCCTGTGATGGTGCGCCCAGAAAGAGAAGATGTGAATACGCCAGAAGCGCCGGTTAATGTTGTGAATTGTCCGGTGTCACCTGTTACAACACCACCAGATACTTGATAAAGAAAAACGCCTGATAAACCAGCGACTAAATCAATGACACCAGTCTGGAAGGTTGCGGTAAGACCAGAAACCTGAGTGGTTCCAGTGATATAAGTTGCGGTAAGGCTTGTAAATTGCCCAGTCGCACCAGTAACTGTGTTCCCAGACAGCGAAGTAAATTGCCCAGTTACACCATTGAGCTGTGTGAATTGACCTGTGACGCCGGTGATGACTGCACCAGACAGTCTCGAAGTAAAAGTACCAGAAACTCCGGTGGTATTAGCTAATAAAGCCGTATCACCGGTGATGGTGGCGCCTGATAAACGGGTGGTAAACGTACCAGAAATGCCGGTCAGGTTCGTAAAACGACCGGTGTTACCCGTTACAACAGCACCAGAGACACTAGTGGTGAAAACACCAGTGACACCCGTTAAGGTTGTGATATTACCATTGATGGCATTAATGACATCACCACTGATCGTTTGACCAGTGATGCCACTTGCACGGATGGTATTACCGGTGATTGTGCCGCCGCTAAACGTTACGATACGTGCAGCATCAATCGTCGCGTTAACAGCTTGTAGGTCAACAAAGTAACCATTGTTACCGTTGACATTAACACCTTGAATACTTTGACCAGTGATGGTGTTGCCGCTGATCGTGCCAGTTGCAATTAAGTTGTTAAGAGTTAAGGTTGCAAACGTACCTGTACCCAGGATGTTGAGGTTCCCACGAACCGTCGCATCTCCGGATACGTTTAAATTATTGCTAACCGTAAGGGTGGTGATTGTGCCACCCGTCAGCTGAAGGTAGTAGTTATTAAGGTATGCCTTGTGCTCACTAACGGTGAATTTCTTGTTCTTGAGCCCAGGATCAACCTCTGCTACATGGACAACAGTAAACAGGTCGGCATCATTAATGTCGACCGCACTGATAGCTGGTAACTCAGATATCCGCCTATTGGCCACCTATTAACTCGCAAATCCTATAACTAAAATTATAGTTTAGGTTTGCTCAGTCATTTTACCTTGACTTCGATTCGCGGCAGTAGGTTAGAAACGAATCCCCAGCCTGTTTGCAAGCCAACGACAAGACCACAAGACAGAGTAAAAACTAAAATTAATTCAGCCACCGTCAAGTTACGGCGAACATAAACAACCCGCTGGGAAGGGGCGACAGTTTGCGATGGTGCTGACACCGCTTGCTTTTGTTGCTCCAGGGTCGTCTGAATGGCACGCTCTCGCGCAAAAGCCTTGAGCTGCTCAATCTGCTCAGGAGTCAACGACGCAAGGCTAAAGCCACTCGGTGGTGTGGACTGAGGAACCTGTTCTTCCATTTAATGACAAACCGTTTGCCAATACATTAACATTTAAACAAAACTTGTCGAGGAATTTTGCGATGTCTTATGGAATCCGAAAAGGATTAGAGGATATTGCACATGAGCTGAAAGGGATCCGCGCAATTCTCAACAGCTTTTGGGCCGAGCAATATAAGGATGGTAAACACGAATACACCAATCCACAGGCTTACGCAGACGAGTATATCTCTACAGAAGAATGCGGTCGGCGTCTTGGGGTCCGTGATCAAACCATCCGCAACTGGATTGCGGCTGGCAAAAAATCTCCCGATAAGGGCTGGCAGGAAGGCATTCATTACGTCAATATCCAACCCGGCCAGAAAGAACGTCCCACCATCCGGATCGCCTGGAATCAACTGGTACGTTCCTTTGCAAAAAACAAAGAAATCGAAGTCAAAGATTTCCGGGATGCAAAGGGTAATCCGGCTTATACCAAGTCGACGCCAACCTTGGAAGATTTATACGAATAATGGCTCATCGTTTCCAGGGAATCTGCATCGATCGGGTCACGATCACAAACTACGCGGAAATTCTGCCGACATCGTTGGCGCTTCAGGTGGAAATGTTTCTACCGCCTGAGGGGTCATTCGATGATGAATGCCTGCAGCGGTACCTTCTTAACCTAAAAAATTACGAAGAGGAGGACGCAAACTCTGGCATGACACTCGCCAATCGATTGCGAATGGCATTTAAGGACATGAAACCAGATACAATCTGTGGCAAATTTCCGCTTGCTGAACTGCCGTTGAAACGGAGGTTGCGTTGTGTTGCTGAGTATTTAATTCGATCTGGTGAGTTTGACAAACTTCGTGACGAACAAGGAAGACTCATCAAAAAACGTGGAGTTCTTGGCAAGTTGGTTGTTATTTACAAACCTCTTCCAAAACTTGTAGAATCCCTTCTAAGACAAGGATTGATTACAGATGAATCGGCGCGAGAAGCTATTGGCATCAGTGATTGGACCAGAGCTTGATCAGACGAAAGCTCGGATGCTTGATTCCACAATCAAGTTGATCCTTGGTGACATGGGCCAAACTTACTGCCAGATGTGGGAACTGGAAGGCCCTGGTGTCATGGTGTTCCAGCCGACGAACAAAGAACGTTCGATGTTCTTCTGGACATTGAAAGAAATCCATTCGGCCCAAGAAGATTGCGAACGTAGTAACGATGGTGATCTGGCCGAAAGTTTCCGCCGTATCCTGGGCGCTGCACAAAAGATCGATCCAAAAGAAAAAGCTGGTTACGTCATTAATGACGAAGATGGCATCCGTTATTTTGAGGTTGATTACAACCAGGCAACCGATCAATAATGGCGATTCCTAAATCAGGTTTCCGCAGGGAAGACTTAGAGCTGATCACGAATAAAGATCTGTCAATGTCCGCTCATGCTCTGATGGGCGGCATTGATCTTGATGTGGCAAGTTCCAGCCTGGCAAACGAGTATGTCGGCGCTGAACATTACTTCACCCCGACTGATGACGGTTTGAATAACCAGGATTGGTTTGGGAAAGTTTATCTGTTTCCTCCCAGTGGCACCTATTTCTGGGATAAGAAAAACGATCGGTGGAAGATGACCAGAGGATCAGCTCGATCAATGGTTTCATCTCATGCCGTTTGGTTTCGGAGACTGTTTAAAGCATGGTATGACAACGAGATAGAACAAGGACTGTTCTTCTCCAATTGCCCTGACATGTTTAGGTACGAACAAAAGCTGTTCGACTTTCCGGTGTGCATTTTAAGAACTGCCCCTACACTAATCAAAAACAGCAGCGAAGGAATAGCAAAACACAAAACTTGTACATCCTTCTTGGTTTATCTCCAGCCCAAGGATTCTTGCGGAGAAGCCACTCAAAATTTCATTGATATCTACAGCGAAAAAGGCCGCGTTCTTTGCTAAATCGCTTATATTTGAAAAGCTTTGGATGAACTATGAGCGTTCTGTGTGATCGGGAGATTCGGCGTTTGGCGGAAGAAGAGGAGATGATTTCTCCTTTTCAAGATCGGCTGATCAGCGAAGAAGATGGACGACGTATCTTGAGCTATGGCCTTAGCTCTTATGGATACGACATCCGTTTATCACCGGAACAGTGTTTAGTTTTTGGGCGTATTTCAGAAGGTGAATGCGACCCCAAAGAATTCAAAGAAAACATCCTGGTTCCAGCCGAATTGCTGGAAGATGAAAAGGGCCGGTATTTCCTGCTGCCGCCCTATGGCTATTGCTTGGGTGTTGCCAGAGAACGCCTGAAGCTGCCACGTGATGTGACTGTGGTGGCAGTCGGCAAGTCCACCTACGCACGCTCTGGGATCCTGGTGAACATCACTCCGGCAGAAGCTATGTGGGAGGGTTATCTCACCTTGGAAATCAGCAACTGCACTGGGCTCTTCAATCGGATCTATGCCGATGAAGGAGTGACGCAATTACTTTTCTATCGCGGTAATCCTTGCGAAGTGAGCTACCAGGACAGAAAGGGCAAGTATCAAAACCAAGCCCCTGAGGTGGTCTTCAGTAAGGTGTAGTAATTACTGCTGATTACCCGAAGTAATCACTGTAGTTATAAGGCTTACCTGAATTGAACTGAGGTTTCGTGGGGTAGTTCACACTGCCCCTGGCACCTTGTGAATCCCCCAGGCTTGGCAGTTCTGTACCCTTGTAACTCATGGCGCCCTGTGGGACACGTGTACCAAAGATGGGGGATTGTACGTCAGCAGACTGCTGGTATTTGCTGGCAAGATTTGCAGCCTTAAGGAATCGTCTTACGCGATTTTGTTGAACAACATTTGCTGTATCTGCTGCTGCAGCTGTATTTTTTTCTTCTGCATCAAGACGCCGAGTATCAACGTCATAATTTCTTTCTGGCGTTAAATCAGATACGTCACCACCGGAAGAACCCGCATCCAGGCGAGGGTCATAATCAAGACGACCTTTATAACCAATCTTTGTATCGACGGGTTGATTAGGACGTTCTTTAAGTGGGTCGTAGAATCTTGCCATGATAATATTGTAAACGAAGCAACTTGCGCCAAGATATACAATGCATAACCAAGCGGACTACTTTGACGGTCTTGGTCAGAGCATTATTGATGAAGTCATCTGCCGTTGTTTGAATCAAGCAACGTTTGGAGATCCACTCGATAATGAAGAAAATGATGTACCATTGTACGATCAATATAATCGCGGTTTGGCATTATGCGAGCAAGGGATGGAGCGTCGGGACTTGCAGCTAGAGGGGCGACGGCCCGGAATGACGGGTTACATTCCGTCGATGGAGGAAGCAACGGAGAGGTTCCCAGCTTCATCGCCACGACCGAAGACTCTGATTCTGGACTTGGGCGAACCAACGGAGGAGGAAAAGCTCCTGTCAGCGAAAAGACTTGGTTTGCTCCGGTAGATCTAACTGATACCGAAGATTTTATTAGTGATTGCCCAGGGGGTGTTTGCCCTGTTCCCTGGGCTGTCAAAGAAGAACCGCCTGTCGTCCAAATCGATAACGTCAATCATCCGTCTCATTACACAGACGGGGGCATTGAATGCATCGAAGCCATTGAAGCTGCTTTAACCAATGAAGAATTCCGTGGTTATTGCAAAGGTAATTGTCTGAAATATATCTGGCGCGAAAAACTTAAGGGCGGTACCGAGTCACTGAAAAAAGCGCAGTGGTACTTGGATCGCCTCATTCAACTTGACGAAGCTCAAAAGGGCTGAAGATCGTCGTCGTCTTCATCATCATCCATGATGCAGGCGGCGGCTAACTCAACCAATTCAAGGTCAGTGGGTACATCGAAGGAAATATCGATGTTCTCGCTGGCCAAAATATCTTTAATGGCAAACCACTCCATCAGGCGTTGATGGTAGAGGTTCAGAAGGGCTGCATATAACTGCTCCCAGGTCATCTCCTGCGCTTGCAGCTCTGCACGCCGCATGGAGAATTGAAGCTCTAAAGGAAGTTCAAACTCTCTTGGTTCAACAGATCGCTCCATTCCAGATTGCATGGCTTCAATAAAACTATTTTAAAGCTAAATGTCGCAGATGCCTTGAAGTTCATCTGCCTCTACGGAGAAGAACTCATCCCATGGGGAGTCGTCAACCCTAAATTCGTTGGCAAATTCAGAGAGCACATAAGGGTTGATCTTCTCTTCCAGCTTACGGATTGCATTGACCTGCCGCGAGGATGCCTCGTAATTACGGAAGGCTGCCAAGAGAATTCCAAGGGACGCCTTGGGAGCAGATTCCAACTCTTGTACGAACAATTGAACTTCTTCCTTGCGTCTATCAATGAGATTACCAACGACCTTATGGTCTTCATCGAAAACCCATTGGCTCATCTCAGTTGTGACACCATGCCAATCTTCCTGTTCAATGCAATCAATCACGGCGCTATACAAGAAGGAATGCCATCCCACTGAATGAGCAAAAGAAATCAACGCCTGAGACATTGAACCATCAAGTCCCAAGTTAAGTTTGGTCAATTCGTTTTCCAGGACTTGCACTTCGTGGAAAAGGTACTCCAGTGCCTTCTCCTTGGTGCACATTTGACCTGCTTTGACGGGCAAGCCGTCAGGATAATGCTGAGTCCCATACCCAATGGTATAGGGCTCAGCGCCTGTCGATGGGTCTGGATACGCTTTCTCGTTAAACCCCTCGTATTTGCGGATTAAATTAATCGCGCAGCTAAGGTCGGACATGGGAATAACACTATTCCCACAATCATACACAAATTATTTACCTTGGCCGCGAGTTTTCTTACGGCCATGATTAGGCAAAGAATGTAATCCCTGGCCTTGTCTTGTCTTTTTGGGCTTGGACTCAATCTTGAGAGATGCAGTCGACTTGGGTTTTGCCATGATTTACCAGTTGTAGTTGCACGCCCACCATCCTGGAGTCAGTTTGTCCTTCTTCTCAGAACAGTTGTGACGCGCTTTGAAGTTAGCACGTCTTCCCTCATCCTTATGCTGAAGAAAATCTTGATATCCACGGGCCCCGAAACGAACGATAGCCTCTTTACCGTCCTGGCAAGCCTTCACAACATACTTATGCTTATCACCTTTAGGAGCACGCTGCGGCTTGTTGCATGCCATCTTCTCCTTCTGATATCGCTTTGAAGCTGCAACTGCCTTCTTTGCCTTGTCCGACATAATTAAGGTGCACTAAAGAATGTTCAGACTCTTTTTCCCAGGGCAAGATCTGAAATGGATCTTGGTCAATCCATCTTTCAATTCTATTTAACCTAGCTTTAGAAAAGAAATCCTGCGCTAAGTACCACTCATGTAACTTATATGAGGCCTTGGATGCATTGCAGCGACGGCAAGCAGGCACAAGATTTTTACGCGTTGTTTCTCCTGATTTATGTCGTGGAACAACGTGATCTAAGCTTGTTGCATCTTCACCGCAATATGCACATTTGTGGTTCCAGGACTTATAAATTTCGTCTCTAAATCGTTTCTTTGCTAATTTAGGAGTGACTTCAACGAGTAAGGCGATCGGCTCATGCTCGCTGTAATACATACTCTTTAGCTGTCGTTAACTTATTCTAATTTCCTTTAGCTTTACAGAACTTTACCTGCAGGTTAAAAAAAGGTGAATTCACTTGACCGGATCTATCCCTGCGTTACCGTACAGGAGTTGTTCACCCTGACTTTAAGTCATGGCTCAATCTAACGGCTGGGTTTCAGTCGCTCGTGCAGAAGAGCTCCTTGGTATCAACCGCAAGGAACTCTTCCGTATGCGTGACGATGGAACGCTAAAGCTGGGACCGCACTTTGCAGCTTTTCCCGAAACGCGTTCTCGTGATGGCTATCGCTGGAACGTAGAAGCCGTCAGGAAATCCCTGCGCAAACAAGAGCAGGAAAAGCAGATGGCATCTGTTGCTTAATTGGCCTGTAACACTGCTTGCGAATACTGTATGCCAATGTTAAATCGGTTATGTTAACGCTTATCTCTTGATGAGCAATTAACCGATAAAGGTCTAAAGAAAGGGGACTTATGCGGCTCCACATCTTGTGGGGCCGTTTTTTGTCCAATGAGAAAAGCAGCACCCACTGCGGATGCAATGGACGGATCGGACGTTTTTTGTTCTCGAGAATCAAGGTACCGTCTGGACCCCATTCAAAGTTTTCCAGGGATTCAGGGTTTATTCCGTATGTGGCAATCATCCCGAAGAGCCACCCGACATCTCTGGTGGACCTACGGGAAGCCAGATTGAAATACTCGTCTACGATCCGCTGGTCAATCGGTGGAGATTGAGACATGGTTGAGATGAGCAGGATTCCCGAACCATACAAGTCAGGGTGTCCTACTGGCAATGGGTAAAGGAAGTCTTAATAAGTCTCGTGAGACTTAACATAAGTATACCTTAACTATTAAGGAGCGTAAGGTTTTCCATCTTTATCAAACATTGTGAAGCCCTGCATACGAATATATTCAGCCGGAACATTAAACAATTTTTGCATCATCGGCATCATCATTGGTCCTTGACAGTTATATGGAGGTACATCCATGACTGATAATGATTGCCGTGTCATTAAGAATGCTTTTGCTTCTTTCTGTTCATTCTCTGTATCTTCCACTAATTTTTGCTCCCATGCAGCCATACTTCCCTCTTCCACTGGAAAATCAGAAGGCTCTGGTGGGAAGGTATTATCTTTAAATTTAAGTGCGTAGATGTGTTTGCAATAACGCATCTCATCTAGCAGAGGCGTCCAGTTATCTGTAATTGAAGTAATTGTTGACTGCGTTGAAGTATAGTCCTCATACCGAGGCATCCCTTCTGCAGTGGATCCAGGGATAGAGGGATCTGTTGTGCTTCTTAGGAAGGTAGCGCCAAACTCCCTGTAAACGCCAGGGTTATCTCGTGGTGAGTTATTGTCAATGGTTGTCGTTGTGGACAACGAAAAAGGAACTGAATATCCCGATGGTGCATAAACATCCATCTTTCGGTTGACCGATGCAGATGTCATTGCGCTGTTATCGACGACACCGCTTAAAGTCGTGACCTCAAATCGACCCGGCTTAACAGAAGCAATACTGTTACGCGGATAAATCTTTAAGGTACCGTCTGTCAGGCGACGAGTAAAAGCATAATCACGGTGTGTAAAATCTTGGCAAGAGCAGCAGAAACGTGCTCCTGTAATCAAGTATCTCCCGACCTTAAAAGGTGCAGGTGATGGAGTGAAGTATTCTTGATCAGGACTTACTTCGACTGATCCAGCCTTGCGGAACGTAAGGATTCCTGTTGTTGGATTCGTTGCAACCAAAACGGCCTGCACGTAGCCGTACCGTTTTTGGGTGGTCGGATCAATCGTGTCTTTATCAATGATCTGCCCGCCAACTGTAATGACGCGGTCTTCCAGGATCTCGCTGTTCAGTGGGGTGAGGCCTCCTGGAACACCTGGAACTGCCACGTAAAAAGGAGGCGGAAGGGGGTTAGCAACACTCCAGCTGCCTGCAAGTTTTACGTACCAATACGTTGAATCTTCCGTAATACTTTGGATGTAAAGGTTTTGGTTCGTGATTGGATCTTTTAATTTATCCGATCGCATCGAGCCTGCGTAACGCCAACCAGCCCAGTGCATTCCCAGATCTTTATTGGTCGTTGGGAACCCAACAAAAGCACCCGAAATAATTGGGTTTGGATTGACGACCGAACTTGGTGTTCCAGACGGAACAGGGATTTGATATTGGAAGTTATAGGTGTAATCGTTGTCGTATGTGCTTGCTGTGGCTAATTCATAGCCACGGCGCCAACGAGACCAAGCCGATTCACGGTTGATTGCACTCAAAGAATCCGGTACCGATCCTTTGGAGAATTCTGTTGTGATTGGTTTTAAGCGAAAAGGATCCTTGTCTTTCGCTCGTTGAAAGTTATTAAAGGATCCTATTTTACCGACCCCGTTGGAAGCCATTCTTTAGAAGAAACCGCCCTGTGCATAAATGTGTGCACCTGGGGTATATCCAGAGATGTTTGGACCTTCTGCGAATACACCCACATAAATACGGTCGCCGCGCTCCAGGTAGATCCCTTTGTTGCGTAAGGGGGCACTGGGGCCAAGACCGTTTGTATTGCCTGCGCTGGGCATTGGAACAGCCAGGTGTGGCATCACATCCGAACAATCCACAACACCACTCCCTGCTGGGACAGTTTTGCTGAAGAGAAGGCGGAAGTCACCGCTTGCAGGAATTGGAGTGGTTGTATTACGCGTGTGGTAAAACACAAACGTCACTGCTGGTTGATTGGCATAAGCAGCGTTCTGATACGTAAAACCACTTACTGTTGCGCCGGAGTAGTTAATTGCTGTATTGACGCCCGTCAAAGTAGCTGCGCCGGTATAGGTGTAGTAACCAATGCCACTCGCAGTTCCGTTCGTAAGAACAGTTGCAGACTGAACGTAAACAATCTGACCGCTA